GGCGTTTGGGGGCCTGAGTACGCCCAACTGCTTAAGCAGGAGGCTATTAACAAACTACTAGACTAACCCACTATGCTAAAATTCAACAAAAGCCCCGAGGAGATAACCTTAGACGACCTACAGCGGGCCTATCCTGAGCCGGGGCAGATAATAGCAGAGGAGCGGGGTAGGCCGCTTATGCCCTCCGTCTACTACCTACCGTATCTCAAACGAGGTATGCGGCTCCTTACCGACCGGGTAAGCTATTGGATTAACGGGACGCTGCGTATAGACCGCTACGCAGTGCAGGACCCCAGCCCTGAGAACTACGGAGGCTCGTTAGAGCTTATCCTGCGGTTTCAGTATAAAGGGTTTGAGTACGCACACAGAGTAGGCCTTTACGACCTGCAAAGGTGGCTAGAGGAGGGAGACGTACTGCCTCGCAGGATAGCCTACCGTATCGTTTCGGAGCTCCTGTATATTGATATACCTAAGTGCGAACCTGTGCCTAATCCGTATAGCAGGGACGCAACAGAGTAAACTATTTTTAAGTTTTTACTGAAAAAGTTTTTTAGTATGGGGTAGACTGCCCTATATTTGTACTATCGCAGGGAGGCAATACCGCAGCCCTCAACTCTAACCAGCTAATCAGTACTATTATGTCTACCCCTACTTACTCCCTCGCTCAGCTACAGACCGTCGCAAACCAATTAGGCGTAGAGCTCTCTATTACTTTAGACTATTGGGAAAGAGCCCGCTATATAAGTCTCCGCTTAGGAGCCCGGACGCTACACTTACAGGTAGACGGACACCCTACCTCAAAAGATAAGCAGGAGGCACTAACCTATTATCCTAAGTGGGAGTACTACCACAAAGCCGGAAAGTCTACTAAAAACGCCCGTACTATGCAGGCCCTTTGTCGGAAAGTAGACAAAGCGCTAGCTGCCTCTGAGCAGAGCAAATACAGCGCTTACTTAGCTACGGTAGCCGCTTTAGATAACATCCTCAAAAACGCTTAACCATGCGACTACTTACCCTTACCTGCCTGCTCCTGCTGAGCGTTACCCTGAGTGCTCAGGACTGCCTTAGAGGAGAGGACCTGCTTACGCCTGAGACCCTAGACAGCGCTCCCTGCGTAGACTACCGTACTTTCCTGCTCCTGCGGGACGGTACGCCCTACACGGTAGCGCTAGCCGCCTCTGCGGACTCCGTAGCGGTCACCAGCTTTGCTACAGGCTCTAAGCCTGAGCGGGAGGCGCTGCCTGAGGTAGGTACTTTAGTCCTCATTTCTACCGCTACTTACGTACGGCACTCTACCTATACCGGTACCGGTTGGGTCTCAGGAGAGCAGGGCGTAACCGCATGGCAACCGTTACCAAAACCTTACAGAGTATGAAACTCCTCTACTTCGACCTAGAGACGACCGGCACTGACCTAAACCGGCACAGCATCCACCAAATAGCCGCTATTATGGAGATAGACGGCGTAGAGGTAGACCGCTTTAGCCTGCCGTTTGCGCCTCACCTTAAGGCTGAGCTAGACCCTCGGGCCTTAGAGGTCTGTAACGCTACTGAGCAGGGGCTACGAGGCCGCAGGCACTCCTACGAGGAGGCCTACCGGGGCTTTGAGCGTTTCTTAGAGTCACATATAGACCGCTACGATAAGCGAGATAAGGCCTACCTCTGCGGCTACAATAACCGCAGCTTTGACGACCAATTCCTACGGCGGTTCTTTGAGCACAACAAAAACCCCTACTTCGGTTCGTGGTTTTGGTCCGATTCGTGGGACACGCTCGTAGTAGCCTCTCTGTACCTCCGAGACAGACGAGCCGCTATGCCTAACTTCCAACTACGTACCGTTGCTGCTGAGCTCGGGCTAGAGGTAGAGGAGGCTAAGCTACACGACGCGCACTATGACGTAGAGCTAACCCGCTCTATTTTCAAAATAGTTACTCAGGCAGAGCCGAGTAGCGAACTAGACCTATTAGCGTAATGAGACTACCTAAGCTATTTTCCCAAAATCACGTTTGCGATATGTGCGGGACTTTGAACCCTCCTAGAATACATAAGCAGAGCGGAAACGGCAGGCTTACCTCCTGCTGTGCTACTTACGACCGAGAGGGAGGTAAGTGGTGTTACTCAGGCTACGACAAAGACGGTAAGAAAATCTACACCGCAGGTAAAGCTACTAGGGTTTGGTTACGTTGGCCTTTCAAGTTCGTAGGCTTTTGGTCTTTCAAAAACCCCAGCAAATGAACTACTACAACCCAAACGACGCGCCGGTAACTACTGAGACCTACGAGGTAGACGAGACAGCCTACAGGATAGGAGTCTACGGGGCCCGGGTGTACTCAGCACGAAACGAGACGGCACCTAACCCGTTTAAGCCCCTTACTAGAGCGTGGTACTCGTTCAACCTCGGGGCTAGAGAACTCCTGCTTAAGTTGCCCGACGTTTACGTAGACGGACCGCTTAAGGGCAAAGCCGTACCGAGGGGCTCTACTACCCATGCTTTCGACTCAGGAGAGTACAGCTTTACTTTCACTACTAGACAGCGCCGCAAATGACCTACAGAGGCTACAGCATAACGAGAGGAGAGGTAATTACGCTAGACGACGGACGACGAAAAGGGACCTACGACATAGGCGACCCTGCCGGTAATGTAGTGGATTTTGTGAGCTACTCGCTCGGTAACCACTTAGCCTGCACCTATGCTCTAACGCAGGCTAAACTTAAAATAGATAGAATTTTAAGTTAAAACGCTAAACGTATAGCTAAATTTAAACGGCTAGCGGTCCTCTCGCTCCTCCGAACAGGCTAATTTTAAGTTAAAATTTAGCTTTTTAAGTTAAAATTAGGCTTAAAACTGCTGTTTCGGAACGATAAACAGCGAAAAGGCAACAAAGGAACAAACCTTTGTTCCGGCATTTTGGGAGTAAAAAAGTACTGTAACTCCCTCTTATTCAGTTACTTATATATTACTTATTATTAAGTGGAACAAAGGAACAAAGAAATAGGTAAACTTTAGAAAAGCATTATTTAGATTTTATATAGAGATATAGTATATAGGTAGTAGGGATTTTACAGAAATACGAAATAGGGATATTATAGTTTTGCCCAATTCTTTGTTCCTTTGTTCCGACCCCACCTAAGCCCCTGTTAATCAGTGAGTTAGCCCGGAACAAAGAATTTGCGTCTTTGTTCCTTTGTTCCTATAGAGCGAATTGTAATAGATAAGTAGCTGGGAACCAACGGATAGGAACGGAACAAAGGCGGAACAAAGGATATTTTGCAGCAAAAACCTTATATTTGCAGCTATGGAACGCAGAAAAAGGATAGAGGAGATTAAAGCAGGACTCACAGTTAAGCAGGCTGCTTTTGCTGAGGAGTACCTGTTAGACCTTAACGGCAAACAGGCCGCTATCCGAGCGGGATATAGGGAGAAAGGAGCCGCAGTAGAGGCTAGTAGGTTGCTAACGCACCCTAATGTAAGCGAGTTAGTCGCTTTATTGAAACAGGAGCGCTCAGAGGCTACCGCTGTGACTGCCGAGAGAGTCGTAGCTGAGTTGGCTAAAATGGCTTTCGCAGACGAGAGTAAAGTACGCTATCGCTTAGGCCCCAAAGGAGAGCAGCTAGACTTAATACCTGAGGTAGACGAGAAGATTAAGATTAAAGCACTAGAGCTCCTCGGTAAGCACACAGCAGCCTTTACGGAGAACCTCAACCTAACCACAAACGGAAAGGACCTACCCGGGCCTACTACCGTGGTAGAGGTAGCGATTAACCACCGCAGGAAAGCCGCCCCGCTTACTGAGCCCTCAGACGAGGACCTACTAGAGTAAAAATTATTTTGGTACTCTCAGAAACTCTCTTTACCTTTGGGGCTCACTAGACTGTTGGCCTCTCCGCTTACGTAACCTAAATTTAACTACCATGCTTAAGAGTTGGAAAACCACCGTTAGCGGTGTCCTCGCATTTCTTACCCTCAGTTGGGCCAACGTGCAAACGTTGCTAGACTTGGACCCTCTGACTAACCCCGACTACAGCGCTTGGATTGCCGCCGCTATCGCTCTCGTAGGTCTCGTCTTTGCCCGAGACAACGACGTAAGTAGCGAGGCCTCAGGCGCTAACGCAGAAACCCCAGAACAACGCACGGCCCGCCTTAACGAGACAGCCCGTAGCTAAGAAAAGGCGCAAAAGGAGCTCCTGCTGTAAACGTGTGTCTGCCTCTGTTAGACAGATCGTAGGTTCATAGCACTACAGCCCGACCCGAGAGCATTAACTAGGACCCCGTTACGGCTAACCTCCGTCCGCTTTGTGTAATGCACCGTCTCAGGACGAGCACGCTACCGAGCGAAGTACGAGGCCCGCTAGCCGAGTCTACCCCTTAACGCCTGAGAGCGCCGCTGCTTAACTGTAGCGGCGCTCTCCTAGTTTATCCCCTATGCTTAAGTTTAGTAAGCCTCAGCAGTACATAATTAGTAGCCTACAGTCTATTTGCCTGTTTCTCGCAGGGGTAGGCTCGGGCAAAACCTATATAATCGGTTTCCTCTCAGGGTATTTCATTAAGTACTTTCCTGAGGTCCCCGGGTTTATTGGTGCTAACACCTATATGCAGCTTTCGCAGTCTACCCTCTTTCGGGTTAAGGTCGTTTGGGAGGAAATATACGGCTGGAAAGAGAACCAAGACTATGTAATAAGCAAACGGCCTCCTAAGGCCTACGAGCGCAACCTAGAGTTTACCGACTACCGCAGTATCGTTAGCTTTAAGAGTGGCGCTGTAGTGTTTGTAGGCTCCCTAGACAACGCCAAAGCCCACGACGGCAAAGAGTTTGCGTGGGCTTTCCTAGACGAGACTAAGGACAGCCGAGAGGAGGACGTAAAGGACGTAATACAGGCCCGCCTACGCTCGGGAGGTATCTACATAGGAGAGGACGAGTACGGAGACCCTAAGCTAGTCAGTTTTGATACTGAGATAGACGACGAGACGGGAAAGGAGATAAAAGTACCTCCGAGGGATGCAGCAGGAGAGCTCCTAGACGTTTTTAACCCCCTCTATATTCTTACCTCCCCGGCTAAAGTAGATTGGATAAACGAGTGGTTTGAGCTCCCTAAACACCAAAACGAAATACAGCGCCTTATCTACAATAAGGACGAGTTTTTTACAGCAGAGGAGGGGGATAAGTGCGTAGTTATCTCCTCTACTTACCATAACGAGGAGAACCTGCCTAAAGGCTACATACAGAAACAGATAGCCAACCGGACAGAGGAGAAAGCTAAAATGCTTATCTACGGTAACCCGTTTGTGCGCTCAGGAGGAGAGTTTTATAGCGGCTTTGAGCGCCTTAAGCACGTAAAGCCTACTCCCTACCTGCCCGGGCTGCCTATACACCTATCCTTAGATCAAAACGTAGTGCCGTATATCACAGGGACGCTCTACCAAATAGAGGAGCTCCCCGGTAACCGCAAACGAATTAGGCAGTTTGACGAGATATGCCTACCTAACCCGAGGAACAAAACTAGCAAACTCTGCTTAGAGTTTATAAAGCGCCACGGAGCTAAGGCTAAGCATGGCCTGTACTACTACGGAGACCCTAGCGGACGCAAACGAGACACCCGCACCAATGAACACGACTACCTAATAGTAGAGCGCCTGCTGCGTCGTTACCTTAACAATCGGTCCGACCGGGTGCCCTACGTTCACCCTCCCGTACTTAAGCGTAAGGACTTTAGTAATAACATTTTTGAGGGAGTCTACGAACAGGTAGAGTTTCAGATAGCCCCTAAGTGTAAGCACTCTATAGCGGACTTTGAGTTTGTTAAGGAGGACGTAAACGGTAAGAAAGCTAAGCATAAGAAAAAGGACCCGGTAACCGGCGCTCAGTACGAGGAGTACGGGCATACCTCGGACAGTTGGGACTACTTTATATGCGAGGCTTTAGGCGCTTTATTTACCCGTCACTTTAAATAACCACCTAAAGTATTAGGAAAATAACTACTTTTGTGTTATGGAGTTAGAGCAAATACTACAACGGTTCTTTCAAGTCGTAGCTAAGGACCTTAAGCATAAACACTACAAACATACGGTAGATAAGCATACCGATTATATGGCGTTAGTGGCAGGCGTGGGCTTAGATAAGCGACTGAGGCAGTATGTCCGCAGAGAGGACGAGAACCTGTTTAAGCAACGGGTTACGCTAACTAACCATATCGTAACAGCGGTTAGTAAGAACCTCTTAGACCCTTTCTACAAAGTCCCCCGCAGTAACTCGGGCCGCAGAGTACTAACCTACTCAGGTAACGCTCGGGAGTCGTGGCTAGAGGACGTAGAGGGCCTGCTTTCCGGTTTTTGGGGGGACGAGTCGTGGGACAACTATATGGGTACTCGGTTTACGGAGCTAAACAGCACGGACCCCAACGCTTTTGTAGCTTTTGAGTACCAAAGCACAGACGGTACGGAGCTCGTTAAGCCCTACCCCTACGAGGTAAGTAGCCGCATGGCTGTAGACTACAAAAAGGTAAATAAGGTGCTACAGTACCTTATAGCTCAGGACTCTCACCGCTACAAGACAGACCCTAACAAGGTAAACGGGGACATAGGCGGTACGGAGTTACCGGACCCTAAGAAAGGCTCTAAGGACGGGCATAAGTACACGCTCTACACGAAAAACCAAACGTTCCAACTCCTACAGGTAGCCGAGTCCGCAGCTAGTGGCCTTACTGACTTAAAGGAGGGCGTACCAGTAGAGAAAGCCACTACCGTAATGGTAGAGGGGCAGCCTCGGGCAGTTAAGCTCAAATATGTAAAGCTTGGTAAGAAATACTACCAGTTTTTAGAGCTCGTCCCTCACAACTGCGACCGAGTGCCTGTAGTACAGGTAGGGTACTACCGAGACCCTGCTACTAACGGCGCTACTTTCGTAGCTCCTATACACCCGGCTATACCTTACTTAGATAAGAGCATTAAAGTTAACTCTGAGCTAGACCTAGTAGCTACTCTGCTAGCCTTTCCTCAGCTACTTATGTACGGGGAGCCCTGTACTGCGGACGGGTGCTACAAAGGGCATAACGACGCTACCGGCAAAGCCTGTACTACGTGTAAGGGCACAGGTATAAAAGCCTCTGCTCCTAGCGCTCAGGACGCTATAGTACTTACCATGCCTAAGGATAAGGAGCAAATCGTACCTCTTAAGGACGTTATGACCTACCTAAGCCCACCTGTAGATATAGTTAAGTGGCAGGAGGAGTACGTAGATAAGCTGACTGCTAAGGCTCAGAAAATTATGTTTAACTCAGACATATTTAGCCGTAAGCAGATAGCCGAGACCGCTACCGGGAAAACCCTAGACACGCAGAACGCCTACGATACCCTACACCCGTTTGCTGTTAAGTTCGGCAAAACGTGGAAAGCCGGTGCTGAGATTATGGCTAAGCTAGCCGACCGAGCGGAGAACCTCGTAGCCTCCTACACGTTCGGTAAGGACTTTAAGCTAAAAACCCTAGACACGCTTATAGCTGACTTAGGGGAGGCTAATAAGATAGGCAGCCCTACTCTAGTACGGCACCTTAACTACGATATAGCCACTATCATTTTTAGCGAGAAACCGTTAGAAATGCAGCGCTACCGCCTACAGGAGCTACATAACCCTTTCCAAGGTAAGAGCGAGAAAGAGATAGCGCTGCTCCTCGTCTCAGACCTCGTAAGCCGCAGAGACAAAGTACTACACGCCAACTACGGGCGTATCTTTGACGAGCTAGAGATAGACTACGCAGAGGCAGGAAAGGGAGATTTTTACCAGCTTAAGCGATTAGCACAGCGTAAGGCTATCTACGAAAAGGTAGACGAGATTATAGCAACTATAGATGGGCGCTACAGACCGCAGAGCTAATAGCCTCGGACCCTGAGCGCCTCGCAGAGGCTAAGCTGTGGGCTGCTGTATTGGCGCAAACAGAGAAAACCGGGGCTGAGGCCTTTAGCAAGGTAGCAAATGGCTAGGACCCCAAACGAGATATTTAAGGAGAAAGTAGACCACCTGCTAGCGGCTGAAAAGCGGTTAGATAAGGCCGTTATAGCCCACCAAAGGAAACTATTTGAGCTTATCGTTTCTGAGTACCTGCCTCTCTTTGAGGTAGAGGACGGGCTAGTAGTAGACTCCCCGGCTAACGACGCTTTGATAAACAAGATAGATAACCTGTTTGCTAAGCTAGAGAAAGCTATCTACCGTGACGTTATCGGAGTCTTTGCCTCAGACCTGCTCTACTCAGCCGAGCTCTCAGCCGAGTACTACGTAGGCCTCGGGTTTAACGGGTTTAAAAAAACGGTAGTAGACGGCCTGCTTAAGAATAAGGTAAGGTTAGAGAAAAAGCTAGGTATTCTACCCTCAGGCAGGCTCCGTAAGGACGGCTACCTGTATAAGCTCGGGCAGACCTCCTCCGTACGGCAGGAGCTCCTCGGCTACGTGGTCAATAACCTAACCGGGGACACATCGTTTTTAGACTTTCAGCTAGGTTTCCGTAACTTAGTGCTCGGTAACCGCAGAGTAAAGGGCAAAGTAGCTCCTAGCCGCTTACAGTCCTAACCTACAGCTAGAGCACTTTATCTACGAGGGTAGCCTTATCAAAACCTCCCGTAAGTTCTGCGAAAAACGGGCAGGTAAAGCGTTTACTGTAGCTGAGACTAAGAAATGGAAAAACGACCCGGACCTAATAGGGAAAAAGACAAAGGACAGCTACCGTCCGCTTATCGAAAGGGGTCGCTACCGCTGCCGTCACTTTATTAAGTACACCACAAAAGAAACTTACGACGCTATCAAAAGCGGGCAAATATAAAGTATGCCAGTACAGACGGAAATAGAAAAGCTAATACCTACGATCTACAAAAGGTCGGCACTAAACCTCTCTATGTTTGGGTTTGTCCGTGGTGTTAGAGCTAC